CGAACCGTTATAACAGTATAATTTATCTAGGTCGGTCCTGAAAAACAATTCACCGTCGTTTGGTGGGTCGCCGGCCGTTCCATCCGGAAAAGATGTTCCTGATGGTGCTGTCAGGTTTTTTAAATTGCTTCCTTCGGGGTTTTCGAAACCGTAATGCTTCATCTAAATTCGCTCCAGAATTGATTTGTAATGTATTTATAACCACACTCGGTTGGTATCTAAATATAGGTATGCGCGTTGATGATTTAATACAATCTGATGATTCAAGAGAGGAATTACAAATTCTAGCAGAACGCTGCTCGCAGTTTTTTGAAGAATCTAACGGTTGTCCACTGATGAAAAATTTACCTGGTGAATACGGAGATTTTCACCGGGTCAAAGTCCGTAAGCGCAAACACAGAAAATCTGACCCATCGGAAACGTTCTCAGAGGCGTTCAATGAGGCATTTGAACACGAATGGAAAGATTTGAGAGAACGGGCAATTTTTGCGAACGGAGAATTGTCATTTGAGCCTGCTGATGGACAAACACTTGAACCATTTTACATTTTTCCAATCGATGGGTACAGATATATGTACTCTCGTGAAGTTGAAAACTCAAGCCAGGACTACAAAACAGTATTCGACGCATTATTTGAGCAATTTGGGCCAGATCGCGGAAATGAGGTTATAACCGACCTGTTGAAATTCACGTACATTTCCGAGAAACTTAACGAAGGAATACAATCCGGCGCGGAAATTATTATCTATAATATACCTTATTTCTACGCAATCCGCGTTGCAACTGTCGATAACTATACCAATATAATAGAAGAGATTAAGGAAATCCAAGATGTCGATTGACTACAAATACCTAAAAGAACAATTCGATGGAACTTCACCTACACAAATAGTAGCACAACGAAACAACCCAGCGCTACCTTCAAGCATAATTGACAAAATCGTTGATGAATTTACGAGAGTAAATGGTCAGAATATTGGAGATGAAATCTGGATTCCAATTCTTCCGCCATTTCATAAAAAATACGAAAATTTGTTCAGTGAAGAACAGATTGAAATTCCCACAGTCGAATTGGCAGAAACTTGCCCCGAACCAGAAGTCGCCCCAGAGCCAACAGAAGTTCCCGAGCCTACGACTGAACCACAAGACGGAATACACAGGTCAGGCAAATTAAATTACAGAACATATCCATATACGTTTCTACGACCGGGCGAAACGATAGAAGCAGTGATTCGACTATACAACGACATGAATATCAGTCGAGCAGTAATTAACAAACTTGTTTGTGAGTTTACTGCCCTAAATCCGCACGCTTCGCCACCAAAATTTGGCCAGACAGCGCAAATCCCTGTTCTTCTTCCGTTTTGCTTTAGACACGAAAACGATCACAAGATTTTCACAGATGAGTGAATTTGAAGAACTGCTGAAGTGGGCTGCAACGGCATTTATTACCCTCAGCGCAATACAAGTATCATTCAACGTACGCTGGTCTACGGAGTGGTGGGCGTACGTTGGGTTTCTAATAGGTCATATCATATGGACGTTCGCGGCGTTTTGGATGAAGGAGTGGGCGTTGTTGTTTCTTAACGCTTCATTTATACTCGTCGATTCTTACGCAATATACATCCGAATAAATAAACAAACAGGAGAACAAAATGTCAACGGTAATACTGAAACTGGTTAGTGGCGAAGAAGTTATCGCCAGGGTCAAAGAAGAAACAGAAACAACAATCACGTTAGAGAGTGCAAGAACTCTGCTAATGCAACCAACTGGCCCCGGACAGATGGGAGTTGTAATGTTACCATGGGTCACAACGATCCCTGAGGGTGTTCTTCCTCCACTTGAAAAGACATTTATCATGCTCCGCAACGATAACGTTCCTAAACAACTAGAAGATGGGTATTTGCAACAAACATCAGGCATCCAACTGATATAAGGTCATAAATGGCAATCGTAATTTACAAATGCGACACATGCAAACGAGAGATCGAACTCCAACGAAACATTCGTGGTTTGGAGCACGTGGGCCGTTGTAATATTACTCAAGGATGTCGTGGTAAATTATACCAAAAGAAACTGTTGCAAGACCATATACGCGGAGATTTACCAGATCCAGTTAGTGGTCTTGATGATTGGCGGCAGCGAAAGATACTACACAACCACATCCAACCAATTGAACGTGATGAGTGGATAATCAAACACGGGCTGGGTGTTGTTCCTGTAGTTAGCGTATACGGTGATCGTCCGATTGAAAACGACCCTGATAACCAAGTCGAAGTGACACCCGTTGACATTGTTGTAGTTGACATTGACACGATTAAACTGGTCTTCGATCGTCCGTGGTCAGGAGCAGCACAGTTAATAGGCCGTCAATCAAACTCTAACTTGTTGCGATCTATCGAAGCGGTTGAAACGGCACCAGCAATCCAAATGTCGATTGGTGGCGAATTGACAATTGCCACAAAACAAAGCTCTCCGATTGTCAACATCAGCATAGACTTCTCTACCCCTTCAGGTACCGTAAATGTTGTTTATGCTGTTGACGATCAACCCGCGCTAGTATCGCCATGGTCAGGCGAAAGATATGACCATGTTATTATCAGAGGAAACGTATATAGCGTTCGGTCGTTCAATATGATTGTTCCGGATATGACAACTGGGGTTATTGTATCAGGTTCAACGTTCCAAATTGTTGGGTATGACGACGATAACGACGAAACATTTGATCCACTAATTAAAAACGAAATGCTGGTGTTGCTAGCAGCAGAACCTTACGACGACACCGACAAGATCACAGATAAAATCATAGACGCGTATTCCGTCTCAGCATCCCAAAACCCATTTGGGTTTTATTACGACAACGGCGAAGTTTACGCCGAACAGGCCGTGGCACAAAAAATATACCCATTTATACGATCTGTGTAATCGTTGACGATCACAAAACTAAAAGTTATAATTCTACAATATGAACGGTGATAAACAAAAACTATTGTTGGAATATCTTGTGTCGTCCAATGACACATTCGGTATTTGTCAAGCTATCGTTGAACCGAAATACTTCAATGCTGAATTGCAGCAGGCAGTTCGGTTTGTCAAACATTACTTTGAAAAATACAGCACAACCCCAAATACTGCTCAGATTAAAGCTGAAACGGGGTTAACACTAGAGCACCGACCCGTAACCCGTGATCAACTAGAATATACAACAACAGAAATTGAATCGTTCTGCAGACGGAAAGCAATTGAAGAAGCCGTTCTCGCTTCGCCAAAACTAATCGAAGAAGGGAACTATGGCAAAATGGAATCAATGATTCGTGATGCAATTCTCGTTTCATTGAATCGAAATCTTGGGTTGCGGTATTTCGATGACCCAGAAGCTCGTTTGAAACGAATGTTAGAAGAAAGTCCTGTGCTATCAACGGGGTGGAGAGACGTAGACGAAGCGTTGTTTGGCGGAATATCAAGAAAAGAATTGTTGCTTGTTTCAGCAACGAGCGGTGGCGGAAAATCACTAACACTAGCCAACCTTTCGTTCAATATGATTCATCAAGGGTATAACGTATTGTACCTATCATTAGAGTTGGCTGAAGATGTTGTAGCACAACGATTCGACACAATGTTTACGGGAATTAGCCGTAAAGTATGGAAACAACACGTTAGTGAAATCACTACCCGACTTTCAGCCGCAAAAGAAGGATTAGGCTTTTTGGATATCAAGTTGATGCCATCAGGAACAAGAGCAAATGATATCAAAGCATATCTAAAAGAATTTAACCTGCATTATGGTATGATGCCCGACGTTTTGGTAATCGACTATATAGATAAGATGACGCCAAACCAATCAATCAACCAAAGCGATGTTTGGACGAAAGATAAATTGGTGTCAGAACAAGCACGTGATTTGGGTATTGAATATAATATGGCTGTTGCAACAGCATCACAGTTAAACCGTGAAGCACATAAAGCAACACACGTGGGGCATGATCATATCGCAGGCGGTATTAGTAAAATTAACGAATCAGACGTTTATTGGTCAATAAAGCTAACCGACGAATTGAAAGCAAAAAAACAATGTGCGTTCACTTTCCAAAAGACCAGAAACAGCGATGGTGTAAACCAAACAGTGTACCTAAAGTGGGATGGTGCTCATTTACGAATTCTTGACGAAGATAATGGTGGAGGGTTGTCATTCAAACCGAAAGACAAAACACAACCAACAGATAACGTCAAACCCGCTACGAGCAGTGGCGGAAACTCTCTTCTAGATTTAATGTCATCTGTTTAAGATGTTGTTATTTCTAGTTGATACTATATAATAGCTAGCTGAAAAATAGGAGAAAGCAAAATGCCAAAAGTAGAAGATATCAAAGTACTAAACATCGACGGCGTTCCATATGCAGTTGATGGCATGTCAGATGACGTCAAGCGTATGGTTGACCTCTTCAACGAGTGGTCACAAAAAGAGGTTGATGTCCGTAGCGAACTCGCTATGGTGCAGGCCGCCAAAAACGATCTATCTCGCAACATCATCCTCCAGGTAAGGAAGGAAAAAGAGGAAGCCGAGGCCGCCGAAACGGCTGAAGGTGCCGAAGAGCCAGTCAGCGATGCAGCTGACGCCGATGGCGAGTAATTGGTGACCGTCATGGAACACAGTCAAATAACACATATCAAATACACGCGGGTTACCGACCTAGGGGGTGGCTCAGTGGGGGATATTACTGAACGGTACATTATCCCCACGTCTGTTCCATATTCCACAATCAAAGCGATCGATGTCAGCGATCTGACCGAAGAGCAGCGCGAAGACGTTCAAGCTCTTTGGACGCAGTACCGAGAGTACTACGAAAATGCGCTTGCGTCGTTGTTTGACTTTGAGACGTGGGCGGAGCATTCAGCAGGAAAGACAATCGACGTGAAATGGCGAACTTTCCGAACTGATAATGTGGAAATTCTTGATTGACTGTTTCAAGATCATGCCGTAAAATTGAGCCCAGCACCCGCTGGGCTTTTTTATTGAGGTCTTATGAAACATATCGAAGAGTTACCGAAATCGCAAATGGTTGACATCGCACGAAATTTACATCGAATGCATGTCACCGAGAAGATTGATGGGTCAAACCTCGTCTTTGGGTTTGAAGAGGATGGTCGATTCTATACCACAAGGATGAACAAAGGCAAAAACGAACGGTTTTACACAAATGAAGATTATGAACGATCTTCAATCAACAATGCATTCAAAGCCGCACATGCCGCATTATCAGCGACGATAGCAAGGCGTCCTATACCGAACACCCAATACGAAGTGGAAGTACTATATGGGCGGCAGCCAAACGCTATAGTGTACGGATCTAACCGTATTGTTTTCATTGACAAATACCCTCACAAATTACCTGACCCTGTTACAGTATCAACCACCATTATTCAATCCGATGATGGCATCTCATTATATGAAGAACGGGTAAAAACTACGTGGTTGTTTTCACAGGTTCCAGCTATACCCGTTCATGGAATAACTGTTAATGAGAATATGCAAAAAGACGAAATTAAACATTTTCTCGTTCAACACATATTACGTAACATCCAACCCGCATTCCGTGATGTTGATTATTTGTGGGAGGGAGAAGATTTTGGCGTTGAGGGAATTGTAATCAAAGATCCCGAAACTGACACGATAGTCAAGTTGGTTGACAAACATACGTTTTTGTTGATTAACCAGTTTAATTTCGCGATCAGAAATGAAATCAAATCAACCGGCCCAAGGTTTAACCCAGCAAACAACCGAGAGCTATACGATGCGTTTGTGGCAACTGTTGGTTACCAAAAGCATTCAATATACGACACGATGCTAACTGAACTAGCAGAGTTTATAGGAATACCAGGAATCGGAAAATACATGACAATTACACGGACGTTGAAAAAATTCAACTCTGTCGATGAGTTTTTGGATGCATGGAGTGTCTTTGATTTAGATTCTACGAAATCTGTGTTCGACCATACTGTTGATATGGCGATGTGCAGACTGATGAACGCGAGACATACATTCATCGAACAATGGACAACATATAAACTCGACCTCAAATCCGGCGAGAGAATATACTACTCGAGCGAAACATACTATAGAACACTACTAATCTTTGCTGAAGTTCTGAAAGAATTAACAGAAATCCGCACAAAAATTAACATCGCCGACACTTGGACGGATCTTGCATCTGCAATTTACGAAAAACAAATGCGAATAGCTTTCCCAAACAATAAATAAGATAAAGTATTGTCAAACGGGAACTATTACTATGTCTCTACTACGTGATCTGATCAAAGAAATGGATGTTACAGGCGCTCATGCGGTTGCAGCTGCACCTGGGTCTTTATTCAAAGGCGGTGTTGTTCGCAGAAACAAAAAGCGAAAAATGAAGGAAGCAGTGCGAATGGACCCAAGATCCATCTCTATGCCTAAACACCGAAACGTGTGGGATTGGAGAATTCTTGGTGAAATGATGCAGGGCGTCGGCCAACGCGAAGAAACGCAATTTGATCCAGCTGACGTCATGTCAAAGCTAAAAGACGCCGAGAAGCGTGTCAACACTGAAGACGACACAGTTCCGTTTGGGTTAGAAGACGAGGAAGGAAACCTCGTTAAAGTATATGTTCGTGCCGAGCAAGCTGATGAATTTGAAAGCACGTTAGCGTCAATGCTCGCCGGAGAAGATATTGACGACGACGGAAATGGTGAGAATAATAGTGTTGAAATTGCTGAAGTGCTATTCCAACTGAAGGACAAATTTGACATCGTTGATGTTGAATGGCCACAAATAGAAGGCGACGAAGAAGAAGAGCAAGAAATTGGTGGCGATGAAATGGAAGGGTTAGGTGCTGGCGACGAAGGAGGACTCGAAGGAGAGGGTGAAGGCGGAGAAGGCGAACTTGATCTCGAAGGTGACCTTGAGGGCGAAGGCGAAGGTGAACTTGACCTTGAGGGTGATCTCGAAGGCGAAGGCGAGCTTGGAATGGAACCGGCCGGTGGTGCCGAGTCTGCGCTACAGCAAGTTATTGACATGCTGAAGGCTGATGCAGAAGCACGCAAAGCTGAATCCGAAGCTCGTGCAAAAGAGGCTGAAGCTCGTGCAGCCGAAGCTCACGCACAGGCAGCATCTGCAAAGGTTAAACAAGAAGAACAAGTCCTCGACATGGAAACCTACAATCAGCACAAGAAAGAAGAAGAGGAAGAAGCAAAACGACTTGCAAAACTCGCTAAATGGAAACATGACCAAGCACAGCGCGCTGAAGTTAAGATGGCTGAAGAGGAAGAAGAGATGATGAGCCAACAGCGCGATAACAACGAAGCAAAAGCGTCACAACCAATATCTGTTCAATCTCTAGCAGATGAGCTAATCCGCAG